CAAGTACCCGTCCAAGGGCGACAGCCTCAAGATGTGGGGCGAGTACGCGCAGCAGATGACGGACATCGTCAAGGCATTCAGGGACATGGCCGGCGTTTCGGTCGTCTTTACCTGCCTCGTCGGCACGGAGAAGGACGAGTTCAACCGCCGCTGGCCCTGCCCCGACATTGCAGGAAGCGCCCTCAAGAACAGGCTGACGTCCTACTTCGACGAAAGCCTTGTCATGGAACGCATCCAGCAGGACGAAGGACAGGAATTCCTCGCGTTCAAGACTTCCGATCCCGCAGGACTCGCAAAGGACAGATCAGGCAAGCTCAATCCTCTCGAAAAGCCCAATCTTCTCTCTATCAAGCACAAGATTATCAATTCATAAGCAAAGGAGAAAAGCATGAATCTCGGCAACTACGACATGACCAACGTACAGGAATTCGGACGTGATCTTCTTCCTCCCGGCACCTACACCGTCGCAATCACCAAGGCTGAAGTGAAGCAGTGGAGCAGCGGGGACAACTACCTGTCCCTCTGGTACAAGGTTGAAGGCCCGACCCATGCGGGCGCGATGCTTTTCGACTCGCTGTCCCTCTGGGACAAGGATCCCAAGTACCAGGGGATGGCCTACTCCAAGCTCAAGAGCATCCGCATGGCCTGCGGCCTGAATTCCAACATCTGCGGCGACACGGACGAACTCCTCGCCAAGCGCATGAGCGTCAAGGTGGCCGTCCGCGACAAGGACGGCAAGCAGTACCAGAACATCAACCTGTACCGCAAGCCGGAAGGGCCGGCGCAGACCGCTCCCGCCGCACCCACGGCTGCCCCGATGCCCGGCGCGGCTTCCGCCGCCGCCACCCCGTGGTAGGCCGTCCGTACACCCTTCGACCGTACCAGCAGGGCGCTCTCGACGCCATCCTGAAGGCTTTTCAGACGCAGAAGAGCGTCCTGCTGGAAGCCGCCTGCGGGGCCGGCAAGACCATCCTGTTCTCGTCGATCATCAGGCACTACATGGAAGCCTATCCGGCGATGAGGGTGGTCGTGCTGGCCCACAGGGAGCAGCTTGTCAGGCAGGCATACGACAAGCTGCTGAAAGTCTGGCCCGAAGGGGAGGAGAAGATCGGCTTCGCCTGCAAGTCGGCCTGCTCCACGGTAGACCTGGAGAAGCCTGTTCTCGTCGCCTCGCCCCAGACGCTTGCCGCAAGGGTAGGCTCCATGCCTCCCGTTCAGCTTGCCATCGTAGACGAGGTTCACCGGCTTCCTCCGGCGGACAGGAAGAGCCAGTACGGAGACCTTATCGGCACGCTGAGGGCGTACTATCCCGAAATGAGGCTTCTCGGCGTCACGGCGACGCCGTACCGGCTCAACCACGGGTATATCTACGGTGACCAGTGCAGGCACCCGGAGCAGAACTGGTTCAGCGACCTGGCGTACAAGGTGGGCATCTATGATCTTCAGGGAGAAGGCTTTCTGGTTCCTCTCAAGCTGTGGATTGCAGACGAGCCGGACTTGTCGGACGTCGGCACCTCCTCCACGGGCGACTGGAACATCGACGAACTTTCCGAAGCCATGTCGAAGTCGGTGCATGTCAATTCGGCGGTGGACGCCGTCAGGCGGTACGCGCCGGACAGAAAGCACATTGTGGTTTTCGGCGTCACCATCGAGCACGCCGAGATACTGCGGGACGTCTTCCGCGAGGCGGGGTACACCGCCGTGGCCGTTCATTCCAAGATGCCCAAGACGGAACGGAACGCCGCGCTGAATGCCTTCGACATGGGCGAAGTCCAAGTCGTGTGCAATGTCGGCGTCCTGACGGAAGGCTGGGACTGCACGTCCGTTGACTGCATGGTGATGTGCCGTCCGACCAAGTCGGCCGCCCTGTACTGCCAGATGGCGGGCAGGGGGCTTCGCCTTCACGATGGCAAGGCGGACTGCGTCATGCTGGATCTCTCCGGCAATTATTCCGAACACGGAAGGCCGGAAGAGCCGAAAGTCAAGTGGGGCAGGGAAATGCCTGAATCGGACGGCTCGTGGGAATGCCCTGAATGCGGCTTCGTCAACGAAAAGACCGACAAGACATGCCAGTCGTGCGGATACGTCAGGCCGGTGCAGGAAACGCCGGAAATGCTCTGCCGCAAGTGCGGATTTTCATTTCCTGCCAACAAGCTCCAGTGTCCGCACTGCGGCGAGATCAGAAGGCAGAAGGAGTCCGTCGAGCTTCACGAAGTCAGGCGCGACGCCGACATGCTCCCGAAGCTTGTCGAGATTGTCTCGTCTCCGACAGTCAATCCTGACTTTGTCTCCAGGAAGGGCAATGCCATGCTGGAGATAAGGCTGCTCTGCTCGGAGTCCGGCATGCTTCCGTTCCAGGTGAACGACTATCTCGATCTGGACGGCCTTGCGGGCGGGTGGAGCCAGTGCAGGGCGCAGGACAAGTGGATGAGGCTTGCAGGAACGCAGCCTCCGAACTCCCTTGCGGAGGCAAGGGAAAGAATCGGCGAACTCAGGTTTCCCCGCCAGATCGTAGTCAAACGCGACAAGACGGGGCGTTACTGGAACGTAGCGGGGTGGTAGCATGCAGCTTCCAACGAAGATTGTGGATGACATGTACGAGGCGGCGTCGCGGTTCCGCAAGGATGCGGGCGTCCGCTCCTATCTGGGCATGTCAGGCATAGGCGGGCAGTGCTCCCGAAAGATCTGGTACGGCTTTCGAGGCTATACGCCGACGGCTCTTGAAGGCCGCGCCCAGATGATATTCAGTCTCGGCGATAGAGTGGAGGAAGAGGTCATCAAATGGCTTCGCGCCGCCGGGTTCACCGTGACCGGCATGCAGGACGCCTTCGAGGCCCTCAACGGCCTCTTTAGGGGCCACTGCGACGGCATTATCGAGGGACCGAAGGTGTCGAGGCGGATCCTTGAAGTCAAGTCGGCTTCGGCCTCCCGCTTCAAGGCTTTCCGCGAGGGCGGGGTGCAGGCGGTCAGTCCTGAGTACTATGCACAGGTGCAGTGCTACATGGGCTACTCCGGCCTGCCGAAGGCGCAGTTCGTCATCATGTGCAAGAACGACTGCTCCCTCTACACGGAGCGGATCCATTTCTCCAAGACGGACTTCGCGGCAATCGAAGCCAAGGCGGCCGAGATTATCGGCCTCAACTGCGAACCGCCCAAGGCGTTCGACGAGGACTCCATCGAGTGCAAACGGTGCGACTACCGCATGCACTGCTGGCATGGTCCCTACGTCCAGGAAAAGCCAACATGCGGAACGTGTCCCGACTGCGAGTTCACCGGCGTTCAGCCGAGATGTCTGAAGCACCAGCGCGACATCAACAAGTGGGGCTTCTCATGCCCAGACTGGCGGTTCAGAGATACAGTCATGGATGAGGTCCCTTTCTGACTGGAAGATGCAGTCAGGATACTTGGCGTGACTAAAGTAGAGAAATACAGCAAAGAAGGATGGGAGAAGAGATATGGAAAACTATCATGATATAGATGTTAATGTATATGAAACAGACCCAATAGACTGGTTTCCGTTTGATGCAATGGAGCAATTTGATGAGCTTGAAGAACGCCTAAATTACGATGCTCCTTGGGATACTAAAGGAAGGCGACAACAAAATTTAGCAGTAGTTAAAGCTCTTATAAAAGCATGTAAAAAATATTCAGATGAAATAGCTGAAGAACGCATGCCTCTAGTATCGATTCTTCCAAATGGGAATTCTATAGTTGTATTTCATAACGTACACAAAGGAAGCGCGGTAATAGCAAGTACATTTAATTTAGAAAAATTATTTGATATTGGCGGGCTTGAAATCGCTTGCTATTACAATATTACTCCATCTGAATATAACTTATTTGAACCTGGAAAATAAAAGGAGGTTTTCTTGATAAACTCGGTATATAGACTTTGGCTGATAGCTAGCAACCATCGTATGGCAGGAGCTAGTTTATGCGCGAAATGCGGTGGTCAAGTTGTTTTTGATAATAATACCTACAAATGTCAAAAATGCTTTGACCACGGCGGTATGCTGGAATACTGCCTTAACCAGATGAACGCAGGCAGCATAGAAGAGGCGTATAAGCTTCTTGAAGCAGAATATGAGCCAAGATCATATTTTACGGCTTTAGAACAGGCGAGGCGACTTTTCCCAAACATCGAAAACGTCTACGGTGAAGAAAAGCTGATGCTTGAAGTTCCGCAAGGCTTTATCGCTCCTCCCAACGGATGCAGCAAATGTGGCGGAACGAATTTTATTTATGTTTTGAGACCATCTGGAACAGCTACCGGAAGATGCCTGCGTTGTGGCAGCCCGTACCCTCATTTGCCGAAAGAAGGCTCAAAGCATAAGAATCTTGATCGTGGGAATCAGAACCAGCAGGCAAACTGGCGTAGAGATGTAAGGAAACGCTACGGAGGCAAGTGCGCCCTCTGCGGTTCGGAAGACAACGTTGAAGCGCACCACATTCTTCCCGTATCAGTGGATCCTGAATATAGCCTTTCGCTGAATAACGGCATCCTGCTCTGCAAGAAGCACCACGACATGATACATACTAATCCAGTCTATGTTCATAATGGAGGCTCCCCGTGGAGCACAAAATAACAATCGCCCTCGACTATCACCCGGCTGTTCTGGCCGCCATGTGCCGCCATGCATGGGACGATGCCGACCACCACAGATGTCCGACCGGCGACGGCCTGAAGTGTCCCTTCGGCCTCGCGCTCTACTGCACCGATGTACAGACAGAGGACTGGGAAGCCGTCTGCCTGGCGCAGGAGAAGACAGATGAGTGACCATAAGTTCAAGCCCTTCGAGAAGGTGCTGGTGCGGGACACATCGGCCGGCGACGGCTGGCGGGCTACCTTCTTTTCGCACTACAGCAATAAATTCGGCGCACAGCCCGTCGCAATCGGGGGCTGGATGTACGGCCACATGATCCCGTATGAGGGCAACGAACGCCTTCTCGGTACGACAGACTGGCCGGAGCCGGAACTGAAGAAGGGCGACGCCGTGCTTGTGTGGGACGAGGGCGACAGCATTAAGGTATTTAAGGTCTACTCCCACTTCGACGGCGAACTGCACAAGCATGTAGCCTTTAGTGTCCTATTCAAGGACAGACTAACGCCAGATGGCCACATGTGGGATCATGCCGAGAAATTCGTTCCCGCGTCCGTGGAAACCCAGGGAGATGGTCATACGGAACTTGGGTAGACGTGCAACGGCGAAATGCAGGCAAACCTCACCTGCGCCCGACGGCGGGCGGGATAACCCGCCGCAAAAATTTCTGGAGACAAAATGCACTACGCCGAAAATTCCACCCAGCACCGCGACTGCATCCTCGGCTGCAGCTTCCCTTTATGCGCCTGGGACTATTTTCCCAAAGGCAGGGAGCGCCCCGCAGAGTTGAGGACGGCCTGCGAGGCGCTGCTTGCCATTCACCATAGTCTCGCGGTTGACGCCTTGTCGCGGGGCGCTCTCCGCGACATCGACAGGGCCTGCGAACTCGCGGCGGACGCCGGCATCGGCTACGACTCTGAATGGCCTTCAGACGAAATCTGGAAAGGATGGATGCGGATGTTTTTTGTGGGCTGGTACGCCATGACGGACGCCGTCAATACTGCCCATGCCTGGGTGGCGAAACAGGCCGACAACTGGAAAACGGCGCAGAAGAACATGGACGTCCTCTACGACCGTTGGATCCGCCGCTGGCCCCGCGAGGAGCTTTTTGCCTGCAAGGTCTGGTGTTCGGAAGCAAGCCCGTATGCCCACAAAGAACTGAAGGAGTGGATACAGTGAATATAGAACTCATTGGCGCCTATGGTGGAGATGCCGCGCTGCTGGGCCTTGGCCTTTCCTACGGCTTGACTACACCCTATGAAACCTGGGATAGCGTCCCCGAAGAAACAAAGCTGCGCCTCTACAAAATCGCCGAAAAGCTCTGCACCAGGGACGGCGGCGAAAACAAGTTTCTCCGCCAGATGATGTATTTCTGGAGCGTAGAAGCGCCGAGATACTGGTGGCAGGAAGCATCGACGTACAAAGTCGCGACAGTCGAGCAAAGCTCCAGCACTATGCATACAATCATGCATGGAGAGCTTGTTCAGGAAAACTTCGAGACGCCAATTCCTATCGACCATCTCTACCACCTCAACCGTCTCATTGCGAAATATAAGGAGACGAAGAGCGAGGAGACGTTCCTGCTTCTCAAGAACGACCTGCCTGAGGGCTTTCTCCAAAGGCGCGTCTGGTCGCTTTCATTGGCGAATATGAAAAACATCTACGCCCAGCGGCACCGCCACCGCCTTCCGCAATGGCATCTGGTCTGCCAGGCGTTTGTGGACGCCACGCCGGGCTTCCTGCAAGGAATCTACGATGACGCCGACTAAAGACAACAGGGGCGAATTCTGGTGGCTCGACGAAGGCGACGGGGTGCCGACAGTCGTGCAGATAGACGTCGCCACGTTCGGCGGCGAGGAACGGGTCATCTGCCGGTTCATCGGCTGGGACATCCCGTCTTTTATCTCCAGCATGGAGGACGCCAGATGGCTCGGCAGGGCCGTCCCGCCGGAGGTGTCCAATGGCAATTAACCAGGGCATGATGTCGAGCAAGTCGGACGAATGGACGACGCCGCGCGACTTGTTCGACAAGCTCAACCGGCGGTTCCTGTTCGACCTCGACCCGGCGGCCACCTTCCAGAACCATCTCTGCCCCACATTCTACACCAAAGAAGACAGCGGCCTCGACCATTCGTGGGAGGGCATGCGGGTGTTCTGCAATCCGCCTTACAGTAAAATCAAGGACTGGGCGCTGAAGTTCTGCCTCGAAGGAATCAGGGCCGACTGCATCGTGGCGCTGGTACCCGCCAGAACGGACACGCGGTGGTTTCAGGGCATTATGGCCAACGCCGACAAGATAGTTTTCATCAAGGGCCGCCTCAAGTTTGGCCCCGGCACAGGCTCCGCGCCCTTTCCCTCGGCACTCGCCATCTGGCTGGGGCTGTACGAATTTTAAATTTCCGCAGAGGCGGTCTCTGCGGAACTGGGGCATAGCCTCCGTGGGCGGATCTTTCTGTCTGCCGTCCACGGAGGCTTCAAAGAGGTGGAAATGGACGAGAGACTAAAGGCGTGGCTTGACCACGCAGAGACATACAAAAGATCAGCCATCGTCGGCGTCAGCCTGGGCGGGCCGGAGCAGACGATGGTGTACAATCTGTTCGACCAGGTTTCGGACGACGACTTCGAGGACATCATGTGCATGCTGTTCATCCTGTTCTCCGGCAGGCCAGGCGCGGATCTCGACAAGCGCCTGCTTCTGCTGGACATGGCATGGTTTCATGCACGGCAGGCGATCATGCTCGAAGGAGCGCCGGCGGCAGGGGAGGCGTAGTGGAGAAGATAAGATATTTATCATTATTCTCCGGCATCGAGGCGTTCAGCTGCGCCGTCCGCGACATGCCGGAATTCGAGCCTGTGGCGTTCGCTGAGATAGAGCCGTTTTCGTGCGCGGTTTTGGCGCACCACTACCCAAACGTAAAAAACCTTGGCGATGTAACCAAGATAGATGGAAGGAGCTTGCGTGGATCTGTTGACCTTATTGTCGGAGGAAGTCCGTGCCAAGGCTTCTC